ATTCTGTAATGCTACATTCAGTATCTGATTTTTCGCTAAGTCTAAGTTAGTTAGAAACTTTTTTGCCATGATATTTAGATTTTATAAATTAATTTAAGAATGCTTTTCCACTAAATGGAGCTGAAAACTTTATAGTGAGTTCTGTATCAGTGATATACTCCACCTCACCAATCACTTCATTGTTTGCTGTGTCAACCACACTAACCGAAGGGTATTTACCAAGGTTGTGAGTGATAGTCCACATTGCAGAAGCACCTGGCTGGTTATGAATATGAGCATACTTGTATACATCAGCTGTAAATGTTTCGTCTCTATAATTTAAAGTTATTGTTCTATCTATATTACTACTTGTTACATCAACACTCATCACAGATCTATCATAAGCTTCCCCAATCTCTAAAAGATCAGATTGTGTAATACCAATCTGAAGCCATGCATTACCGTTCCAACCAAAAAAGGTATCTATGGTAGTATCATATACAATTGTGCCCTCATCTCCTGAGTTATATACAGATGTAAGAGCATCTCTTTCTGAAGTAGTAACCGGATGCAAGCGAGCATTTAAAAGCTGGCCAGTAGCCAGATCTATGTTATGATGATAAATACGTGACGTTGGTGTTGGCATTATGATAAATATGCTTTACCTGCTACAGGTGTGTTAAAATAAAGTTTAATACGATTATTATCAACCACGTCCAATATACCTACAATGTCATTACCCTGTGTATCTTCTGATGTTACATTTGGTATCATGTTCATACTATGGATAATATCCCAAACTGTAGCAGGAGTTGATTGAGTATATACAAATGAGTTGTTCTGATTAACAACAATGGACGGATTTAAATTAATTCTAGTAATGCAACCACCTGAATTAATTTCAATAATATTCTGCCCAGATTGTTGTGTTCCTGTATAGTTCATACCAAAAGATGGTGAGTTTGTATTTTGTGAAATAACAAATCCTGTACCTCCTTTAGAATAAAGAACATCATCATACTTAACACCAAGCCATGTTTTATACTGAATTTTTGTTTCAGACAAGGCTCCATCATCTTCATTAGCTTCCCACTCTACAAGTTCTTTTCTTATAGAAATAAGCTGATTATCTTGATCTGGCTTACACTGTCCGATACCATAACGTATATGCTTATACAGATGATATACTGAATCAGCAAACTGCTTGTTATACTTAACTCTTTTTGGTAGATATGTTCTCATTTTTAGTTTGATTCTGATTAATCAACTGCTGCTCATACAGAGCTATACAGTTTGAGCATACTTTAACACCATTTGAAGCTACCCTATCTTGACATCCACAAGTAATTTGTGCTCCACAGTTTGGGCAATTTCTCATCATATTTTTGGTTTTTGTGTGATCTAAGAAGTTGAGCAGCTATCTGCACAAAGATAGTTTGTTATCTTATCTAACCTCTTTTTTGCATATAGTAAAAGTTCAATACCGGCTTCTAGATCATGGCAGTATTCTACCTTAGCCTTAGCGGCATCTATGAAACTTTTAATCAACCTTAACTCAGCAAGTTTTTCTTTTACATCAGCATCTGGCTCACATGCAGCCATTTCTAATTCACACAAAAGATTATAATATCTATTTACGGTTTGTGTTATACGAAGATGGTTGTACTCAACAAATACACTAGTATTAGGAGATACAGAATAACGAATTACATAAATACCGTCAGGAAGAGGTTGAACAGCCTCAGAACAACCGGTTTTTTGTAGACCAAGGGTGCATGCTGTAAGTGTAGTGTTAAACCCTGGTAATATCTCTATATTTATAGGTAGATTGAATCCCGGAGAAGTAATGCTTAATATGCTACAATCTTTCCCGATACCATCAGCATAGATACTTGTGTCAAATATGCGTAAAACCTTGATATTGTTAGTATCAGGTAGCTCTAAACTTAACTGGTGTTTGCTTGCCATGAGCGTAAACTTTTATAATTTATAGGGATTTGAACACAGATGTTCTCAATAATAATATACTGATTTTTTAGGAGTTCTCCAAAAACAAAAAGGGAGGGACCAACTGGTCCACTCCCCTTTGTTCTATAGAGCAGGGATATCTTTAGAGAGACTCCAGAGATACTGCGTTACCGGCAGCTGCACAACTAGTTGCAATGAAGTTAGTGATGCTGGTTGTAGAAGTTCCAGAAGGAACATGGATAACCAACAAATACTGATCATTGTCAAAAGTACCGCTTGGGTTGTTGAAACGAGGTACACTGTGAAGGATCAAAACTTGATCATACAAACCACTGCGTGTTACAGCAGCAAGAGCAGGATCAGCTTCAATTTCACGCATACGCAAGCTGTCAACACAGCTGTTGTCAGGATAAGCGTTTTGCAGATAACGTCCGTCAAGGATCAAGTCACGTAAAACTGACTCACCAACACCGGAAGCTTGCTGAGGAGCTTGTACTTCAGATACAGACAAGCACTCTACTTTACAAGGATCTCCAGACTCGTCAACTACAGAAGCGTAGATGAACAAAGGCTCCAGATCATACTTGTCAGTAGGAGTGAAGGTACAGCTACCAAAAGTAGTGTCTACATAAGCAGCTGTAATCTCAAGCTGGCTATTTACGCTTGCAAGGCTGGAAGTAGCAGCAGTATAAGATCCAGAGCTTACTTGGCTATGGAAAACCACAGCAGCACCATTAGCAATAGTTGCAGCCTGGCTAAGAGTTACTGATGTACCAGATACAGCAGCTACAGTTGTAGCAGCAGGAATACCAGTACCAGTTACTTTTTGACCAACCGCAATACCTGTTCCAGAAGCTACAGTAAGAGCTGTAGAACTAGAAACAGCAGCAGCAGCAGTTGTGCTAGCAGCTTCTTTCCATACTTTAGCTTGTACAAAGTCTTTTAGCAAAGGAGCTTCGTTAATCTGATCAGCCCATTTCAAAAGAACCACAGTGTGGTCAATAGCACTATTAGATGAATCACAACATCCTGTGTGAGCATCTAAAGTCTGATACAAATTGTGATTTAAGAAACGGAGAGCAGGAGAACCTTTAACGTCAAGACGCAGACGAACTGTGCTATCACAGGCAAGACCTGCACAAGCAGAAGCTTCTACTTTAACGATTTGGTTCTTGGCGGCCTTACCAGAAACTTTGATAAGACGGCTAACATACTTAGGATTGATAGTCTTAGATTTCTTAGACTCTTTGTAACCACCGTGAACGGGGCCAATCTTGTCAGAAGTAAAACGACTACCTTCAGCTAGGATGAACGGAGTGGCTTGAGCAGCTACAGCTTGATAAGTCTTTGCATCAAAGAAACCAATCTGACCAGCAGTCAAGGCATCAGTACCACCAGAGCTAGCAAGAGTTGTGCTCGCAGGCAGGAAACTCTTACGAAATGCATGAGGAAAATACATAATGTTTAAATTTAAAGGTTAATAAATAAAAAAAAATTAGTTTAAAAATATTAGCTATTCTTTTGTACCTCTTGTGATTCTCTTTGGTACTGGTTTATGTTTTCCATATCACCAGCAAGAATAGCCGCGGCTTGGTCTACCATCACTTCTGCTATATCATCTTTAAATTCACATTCCTGATTAGCAGTAAATGTTGTACCGGTAGAAGCATTTACACAATCTTGAAACTGAACTGGTCTTGGTAGACGATAGTATACCAACCCCATCTCAGTGATGTTAAATTCACCGTTTGTGTAAACTCTTAGTTTATCTCCTATAAGCGTACTTAAAGTCTCAGCCCATTCAAAGCTTGGTCCTTTAGTACTACTTGTAAGAAGAACTCCCACATTAGCTTCTTCCACTTCATATACCGTCATCTTGCGTTTGTCAGGACAACACTTGCTGTTGGCATATACATCTGCACGTACATAGTACAGATAGTCTGTAGGAAGAGTAGCTTCAAAGAACGTTTGTTTCTCTACTGGTTTAAGATCTTCACTCTTTAATAAGATTCTTAAATCATCCACCAGTCCAGTCGACTGTTCAGATCCCTCTTTACGAGTATTGATACCATAGATCATTCTACGTACCCACTCTAACTGGGCTTTATTGAAAGCTTCTTGCACCATCCAACACTCTATGTTGTCGTAGTCTAAGGAAGCTATCTTGTTCAGTCTCTGTTTTATCTTTATCTGTAAGAGGTTGTTATTCATATCTTATTAAGCATTCCAGTAATTTTCTACTTTTTTGGTTAGATCTATCAGAATTTCCTCATTCAAAGGATTCTTCAGATACTCTGCTACATCAGTTGGAGTTCTTCCAAGCATAGTAACAGTCTGCATATGATAGATAAATCCATCTGCTTTTGTAGCTATGAACTTATAATAAGAACTGTCCTTTACAATTGCTCGGATTTTCAAAGTCTCCATGTCTAAATTAGTAGCATCCAAGAAACGTTGGGCAGTCTTACGCTTATCTTTCTCTATCAGATCTCCGTTGATATATTTATCCATGTTGTCATAGATGATATCATTTGGAGTACTTTTCTTATACTGTGCACTGTTTGGGTCCAACACTTTAGCTACATAAAGTAGCTTATTTTGGTTTTTATCAAACAGCTTTTGAAGTTCAGAAAGAGCTTTGTTACGCAATTTCTTTACTTCGGTTCGGATAGAAGCAGTTTCTTCCAGCTTATCTAAGTAGAATTTAGGAGGTACAGGTCTACTCCTAGCATCTTCTAAACTCTTAGCTATGATTGAAAAACCACCAGCTTCTATAGCATAGATTCTAATTAGATCATAAGGATCTTTATCAGGCTCTAGGAATACCGGTTCATTACCACAACGAATCTTAACCTTATCCCAAAAATCTGAATTATCAGGCTTCAGAAGTTTGATCTTATTCCAAAAGTTTTCATCATTTGGATCTACCACATTTGCAGCTAGTTCTTTTTCTAACTGAGCTACTATATGACGGATCTGTTTAATCTTAGCCTCTTGTTCATCAAAAGAAAGATCTTTTACTTCTGGTGCAAACTCATTTAAACCTGTTAAGTATCTTTTGATACCATTGATTTCTAAACAAGCCAGCTGCTCTTCGTGAAAAGCTCCGTCAAAAAGACTTAATCCGTATTTCTGTAGTCCCATATTGTCCACAATAGGATCAAAGAAGGGACGAATAGCAATACTAGATTTTTTGTTTTGTGGGTACTTCTCCACAATGGTTACGGTACTCATATTTGGTTTTTTTTGTTTAAGCTATCCGGAATACACCGGGTTATCTTAGTTGAACCTACCAGGAGTTGCAAACTCCCCAGATGATCAATCTGGCCTGCATACAGTAGGTTAAGGGGAAAACACTAATAAAGAATATTAAGAGGCGGGAAACTACAGGCCTCCCGCATTAATATCATAAATTAGAATGATCCACCAGTTACAGGGTTACGCATGACTATCTTCAATACCTTAGTTGGATCTTTAACCCAAATAGCTGGCATTGTTTGTGTCATAAATACACGATAACCGTTAAAGTTTCCAGAAGATTGGAAACCTTGAGTACGACCCATGTAATCCATAGTACCGTTCTGATAGAACCACTTCAGTTGATTATCCCAGCTCAACTTCAACAAGAAGATGTTGTCGTTGGTATTTGCTGTGATATCAAAAATGATGAAGTTGTAGCTAGACAGAGGGAAACCATCAATGATAGGATTCTCAATATCATTGGTATGAATATTATCAAACGCTGGGTTCAATACAAACTTAACGTTAGCCAAGAAAGGAATAACGTATTGAGTGTATGCAAAACCAAAGTTTAGATCCATTCCTCTACCGGTAATAGCACCAATCTCAGAAGCATTGATTACAAGTCCGCTGTTGATAGCTTCCTTCTTAATAGCTTCGTTAACCAGTTTCATACCACCCAAGCCGGTTTGTACAACCAGTTGACGCTTAGGATCTGGTCCTTGGAACTCAACCTTTCCGTTGAAGAAGTTGAAGACCTCAGACTTAAATAGATCAAGATTGAAAGAACCTTTGTTGTAGATACGCTTGAAAGAGTTATCTAACTGCTTCCAAAGACCTACTGACAAACGGATGTCATCTGGACCATCTTGCTTGACCTTTCCACCCTGACCCCACATGAGGTAGGTTTCAATGTCGTTAGAAACTTTGGTCAAATGAGCAGCTTCCAACGTAGTCAAGAAAGAGCGAGTAAGCTGACCAGATTGGTAAGCTTTCTTCACATAATCCTTGCCCATTTTGGCAGCCATGTTCTCAAGAGAAGTAATAGAAGGATCAGTAATCTTGTCAAAGTTTCTCCAGAGTTCAATTACAGGTACAGTACCATCAGCACGAAGACCACCTTTCATCATAAGGTCGGCACGGCTAGAGATGCTGTAGTGTACGTGAGCTTCTGCACCACCAACGTAGTTGTAGAATTCACGGAAACCAGATGAAACAGTTCCAAGATCAGAGAAACGCTCACCGTATTCACCGCGAGCAGAACCCTTACGGAACATTTTAGTACCTACTTTCAGATACTTGTTGTCCAAAAACTTAGCATTGTCATTGTTAACAAGCTGAACTGTGTAGATGAAACCGTCACCTGCAGGGATGATATCATCTGCAGTTACGTACATCTCAAGTCCGTTGTATTTGTCATAAGTGAGGATATCACCATGGCCAAAAGAACGCTTGTTTACTTTAATCTTAAAGCTCTGTCCGTCAACACCCTTACTGGTATTTGCGGATTCTACATCTTCTGTGATGTAAGGTAGATCCTGAGCTACAGGGATCTGCCATTTGTACTCACCACGGGCATTATCTACGGAGATAACATTCTTTCCTCCAAAGCTGGACATCTGGTACAAAGGCATTTCTACCTTTTGAGCCATTGCCCATAGATCTACAGGACCAAGATCAGTTGGTTCTGCACTTTTAAGAAGGTTTGAAAGGTGGTAAGAATCTACGTGTGAGCTAGTTTGATAGCTTGTATCCCGTAGAAAGATACCATTGTTCAAAACAGGAGTTGCCATAGGGCATCGGATTTAGGGGTTAATAAAATTATTAGCGTTTAAAAATATTCTGAGGTCTTGCTATTTTTTTTGATCTTTGTTCATCTTCTTCCTGATATGTTGAAATATTTTTACGATTCTGCTCAGTCTTAAGCTGACGTACTGTTTGTTCAACTGCTTGATTCTTACCCTGTTTCACCAGGTTCTGACGGTATTCATCAGGATTAGAAAGTAACCAGAGAGCTTCTGCAATCAGTGGATAGTTAGGTTCAACAAATTGGTACTTCTCTAAAAGATGACCAAGAAGGTTGGTTGGACGACCACTGATGGATGGATACTGAGGCTGGACAAGACCACTATAAAGTTGAGCTTGTGTTTTCTTGTCTAGTTTTAGACCATTTATTTCAGCTGGTCTAAGTGCCTCAAACACGTTTTGCATATAGGCTTGAGCCGCTTGCTCTTGTTGCTGCTTACGAGATTCTTGCTCAGCAAGCTGAGATTTTACAATCTCTTCTTGCATTTGGTCAAGCTTTGGTTTGAACTGTTTAGCTTTCTTTTCCAGTGCCCCAAGATCTTTCCAGGTTGCAACTTCTTCTTCGATCTCATCTTCTGTACCAAAACCGGTAGCAGATAAATAAGATCTTACAATACCTTCCTGATCTCCTTCATTAGCAGGATCAAGTGAACGAACTTGCTCAACCTGAGCCAGAGCTTGGAAAAGACTTTTAAGATCTTGTCCGCCATCTGCTACATACTTAGCTGCATATTGCAACTCTTCAGGTAAAGACTCAAAGAACTCTTTTGGAGTCTTAGCAGCTACTTCTTGCTTGAGGTTATCAACATTAGCCTGCCAGAGCTCCTCTATATCTTTCTCTCCAAGACCACCTAAGTAGTCATCAAGAGATTGTTTACTTTCATCATAATCATCAAAGGCAAACATTTCCTTTGACTCAATACGTTTTTTTAGAAACTCAACTAGACCAGATTTATCTGTTTTAGGACGACCGCTCTTTGGTTTAGAGTCTTCCTGATCTTCCTTATCTAGTTCATCAAAAACATTTGTAGATGTTTCACGTGGAACACTAGGTTCTGTATCCTTGTTTTCAGTGGAACCTTTTGTTTCATCATCTTTTGCTGTATCTTCAGAAGTGTCTTGTTTATCTATAAAACTTAGATCCACATCTTTATTTGAAAAGATACTTGGCTTAGCCTCTGGCTTTTTAGCATCACCGGCTGTTGGAGTTACAATGCTTTCTGCACCAGGAGCTCCAAGCCAGCTGTCAATATCTACATCTACCTGCTGTACAGAGGTCTGTACATTTGTTTGGTTTTCCATAACTTATATTGGTTTTTATGGTGTACTTCTACAATAATAATATACGATTTTAAACTCTAAAAATTTAAAATCTGCCCACAATCAATACCTGAAGTATGGATAATAGAGCTATAAATTATTTATCTTTTTTAGGCTTATCGTACTTATTCTTATTTTCTCTGGCAATCTGCAATTGCTTATCTGCAATCTCACGCTGGGTCTGTAGCTTCTCACGTTCTATCTGAATCTTCTGACCACCCTGTTCTTTCTTAGTAAGCTCAGATTCGCGCTTAAGATTCATTTGATCCTGATAATGCTGTTCACTACGGATACCTTCAAGGGTATCCTGGAAGTCAGACTTTTTATTCTGATTAATATCAATCAGGGACCCATAGCCAGCTGCTCTTATTTCAGCAACAGTAATATCTTTTTGACGATCTAGATCAGCCTGCTGTGATCTAAACTCAAGATCCATTTGCTTCTGGCGTTCTTGAGACTGAAGCATTTCTTGCTGCATCTGTTCTTGCTGCTGAAGTTCAGCTTGTTTTTGAGACATGCTCTTTTCTTCTGCTGCTTTAAGAACATTAGTAAGTTCAGCAATAGACTCAGACTTAATTACATTTCCTAAGTCATAGATAGAAGCACCAGTTGTATTGTTATTTAAAGCAAGTTGTTTAAGCTGCTCCATAATAGCTCTAGAGTTGGTCTTTGTAGTACAGAATATATTCAAATCTCTAAGTAACAATTCGGTACCATTTACTTCAAAATTTACCTTTTCATCTTTAGAAGTTATGTATGTAAGTCTTACACTAGGTTTCTTAGAATGATAATATTGAGCTAAATCGGTTCTCATCTGATGCACACGAGGCATAAGATTATCACTATGCTGTATAAAGTATTGTTCTGTCTGAGCATAACTAGCGTTCATAGCTTGCTCAATACCGGTAGCAGTTTGTTGTTGAGCAATCGGCTGACCCATACGTTGAGGGTTCAAACCAATAACCTCAAACGCTTGATTCTTAAAGTATTGTGCAAGATTAATCCTTGATAACAAACGATTGGTCTGCTCAAGATTTAATACTTGATAGTGCTGAAAGTTCAGAGCATTTTCAGTGTTCGTAATAGAAGTATCCAGAGGTAGCATTTGGAAGTTCTTCATAGCCACATAGGCTTTGGCCAGATTATTTTTACCCCAGTCTTCTCCCAATGAGTGACGAGGCAAAGCATTCTGGTCCAACATGATAACCGTACCTAGCTCATCTACTAAGATATCAGCTATCTGGTTATTCACGATATTATAGCCTATCTGGTATGGTTTCATAAGATCAACCAATGAAATACTGCGGGTGTTTCTATCACCAAATACAGCACCTTCCACCGGAAGTTTACAACCATAAAGTGTTGCATCTCCTTTAAATTGGAAAGGAATCCTACCTGGTTTTCCTCCATTAAGTCCTAAATAAATAGGATTAAGACCTCCAGAATCATTCATACTCCAAGAAGCAGGACGGTTAGGTCCAATCTTAACACCTCCCCAGGTTTCGTTAATCCAAATCCAATCAATATGTTCACCAAAGATTAAATTATCTTTAGATTTTTGTTTATATAAGGTTGTATTATAAAGAGGTTTATCAGAAATTCTATAATCTTCACTAATAATATCCTGAATAATACTTCCGTCTTCTAATATTTTTGTAAGATGTCCAATCTTACGTTGACTCTTCCAATAAATAGTAGAAACTCTTAGAAGATGACTTTTACCAAAATCTACAGTATCTTCTGAGTCAGATAATATCCATTCTACAATATCACCACCTCCAAAGATACCATCATAAACAGAGTTAAATTGACGATACCCCAAACTTGGCATTTGAGTGTTCCAGTCATGAGAACGAGTAGGATCATAATAAGTACCATCATTTTGATACCCAGGTATAATATATCCTGCTGAACGTACAGGATAAATAGCTTCTAAAGATTCCAATTGTTCTTGATTCATCATCCAACCATACTTATCAATAACGTCTGATACAGACATCATGTCTACTTTACCAACCCAGTTACCCTGAGAAATATAGCGTACGTCTGGAGACTTATGATAAAAAGTAAGAAGAGGATTCCAAAGTTCTAACTCATAATCATCCTCATTCATTTTGAAATGCCAGAACTCACGATCTGTAATCAACATATCACGAAAACCACGCTCTTCAAGTTCTTGCATCTTAAATCTTTCTTCATCCACAGCCATTTGATGTGAAGACCACTCTTCTATCATTGATCTATAATCCTTTCTAAAGAAAGACTCTATTTCAGGTAATTGCTGTAAATTCTCAGGAGCCATAGCTTTCTGAGCTTCTTCACTACTTAAGTCTATACCCATGCTCATCATCTCAATTAACATCTTTCTTTCAGCATCTTCTAGTAAGACTTTCTCTATCATTCCTCTTTTCTCTTCTAACATTTCATTATAAGAAATGTCATCTACAGCTTTAAACATAATTCTGGAAGAACGCTTGGCAAACTCATTACATAAAACGTTGACAACATTTGGAATGATAGGATAAAACTTAAGCTCTAATGCAGATACATCCTCTTTAGTAAGGGTATCTATCAAATCAGCCATCTCGTTATCTTCCTCAACAATATAGTCTGATTTGTCAATAATACCTTTTGCCAGCTTATAATTCTTCATAAGTCTGCGAGCATTACGTCTGAGTTGCTTCATACCCTGAAGTTCTAACCAATCCAGGTTCCAAGCTCTCCACTCTTCATCTTTATCTTTCTTAGGTAAAAACTGGATAGGCTGGGTAAGGGTACCCATCTTGCTATAGTCGGCCTTCTTTCCAGCTTTTAAATCTAGAGCATTATATATCTGCATAATAATTAATTAGTTATGTAATTATAGACTATGTCTACACCGGCTGTATTAGTAGTTACAAACACTATTTTTTCAAGAAGTATACTGTAAGTTATCATCGTATGTTTTTAAAGGGGTTTCTAGGGGTCTTTACACCAGAACCAGAACGTTTAGATCTCCCAAGATGTCTAAAAGGGCTCCAATTTAATTTACTAAATTTCTGCGAGTTATCCAACTTTTGTTCTATAACTTCTATACGTTTAGCTAATCCTCTATTGGATTGTTGGACTTTAGCAAAGGCTACCAAAGAGCAAAATGCCACCAATCGGTCTACGTTTATACCATCCTGATATGCTTGCATCTCTTTTAAAAGCATGATATCAGGTATACGCTCAACCCCATATATGGTTTTTACAATCTCCCCATCAGTCTTGGTCTCATGATCCAGCTCTTCTTTAAGAAATTCTATACCATAAGATAGAATGGTCCCTCTAAAGAGAGTTCCTACATTTTTCCAACCATATTCTTGAAACACATTACGGTTAGCCCCAATGTCTTTTAAGAAAAGAATCATGTCTTTGGGCACCAGATACCGTTGCTTCTTCTTGCTAATCATGTACTGGATAAACAGGGCTACGTTATTTTCCACTACGGTCCAGGCATTGTACCATTCTATAATCATCTCCAGACGCTCATGTGTTTTATTAAGATCATCAAACCTTCCACACCAGGATGCTACAATCTTATCCCGCTCAATAATGTTGCTTACCTTACCATTGCCCTCATCTTTTATGACTTCCACCGGGTTTTTGTAAACATATATAGCACAGAGTGATTCTGAAGTTGTAGTTTTACCTTCTCCTACCGGGTCAACAGATGCGTAGTACATCCCAAATATGGGGTCCTTAGATGGACGTTCGTATACACAAATAACACCCTCTTTGTCCTCTGTCTTTTTAGAGATAGGAAACTCCATGATAGGAATCTTTCTAGAAGGTTTATCTATGATCTTTCCTTCAGCATTTCTGGATAATTCCAGATATTCTACCGGGTATTCTTTATCCTGAATACGTTGAATTTGCTTTGATATCAAATGTGGTGGAAATACCGATTCTTTCCTGGTTGCAAAAGCTTCTTCTATATTTGTTGGCTTTTGTGATATCCTTAACTGATATTGTTCAGGAGTAAGATCATGTTTCCACTTAATACGTTCTTCTATAATTGCAGCTAAAGCTTCTTCTACTTTAGAGTTACCATACTCATCTATAAAAGGAGGCATTGACCACTGTTCAGGTATAAAAAGTCCAGTCTTTCCTAAAGTACCGTCTTTGTCTATTAGATTAGAATAAACAGCATAAATATCATTAGCATCAGGTTGTAAAACCATAAGCTTAAGCGGCTCGCATGCGTCAAGATCACCTACTGAACCAGCTGCTATAAACATACCTGTAGTAATCATACCACTCTGCATAGCAGGTCTCATGTACTCGTAGGTAAGATCCATCTTTGGAGCAATACCTGCTTCCTCATAAAAGAAGTAAGTACAAGGACCACCCACACCAGTTGTTGGATCTTTCTCAAACGAGGTACCAGTAATAATAGACTTATTTCCCTTGTATGTATCTCGTCCACTAATACGTACTTTAATACGCTGTTGCCAAGAAAATACTTTATCAGGATCACTTGGTCTATACCAAGCAGTATGCTCGTTAAGAAAAGTACGGTACTCAGTTAACATACGCCAGGTACCTTTCTCTGATATATAGTCTTTAAGACTTGCTCCCATTTTAAGAACAGCACCATTTTCAAACCAGAACTTGTTGATCAGCTTGGCTGCATGAAAATAAGAAGATGCAACCTGACGTTTTTTTAGAATAGCAGAGTGTTTATAGTGTAACTCTGCTAATAGCTCATATAGAGCCATATGATACTGAACATCTCTTACTTTGGCAAAGTCAAACTGTTTTTCTTCCTTATCATAAATACGAAGAAAGTTCAACCACATATAGTATTCCCGACTGATATACCATATATTATCTCCATTTTTGACGATAATACCTGATCTACACTTCATTTTCTGGTCATCCCAGTAGTTAATAAAGTCCTTGGTCTTAACAGGAGCAGAACAGTAAAATCCTTGAGTCTGATACTTTCTAGATTCTGCATTAAATATCTGAGTACTATCATTGAACCCGTACTGACCAGGTTCTTTAAATAACTTAAGTATAAAGTCTCTGAACTCTTCTCTTGAATAGAAAGTAGTCAGATCCCATCTACCATCTTCGTAAGTAGGTACTTCTATATATGGTTTATTTTTCACCAACTAACTTACTAATTTTATTTTTGTCCCCACCTGTTTTATGCAAGATTGTTATTAGTGTTTTAATAGACTTGCTTCTCAGTATACCAGATTTATTATAATCAGCCCAGTAGTCAGTATAGAGCTCACGAGGAATTGCAGCCCACATTTTATTATGACCATTGTAATGAAATACATAATCATAAAGAGAATATTCATTTATTTTCATATCTAATTGTTTTAGTTACAACTTCTAGAATTTCTAATCTCAATTTCTTTTTTACGGTCTTGGTTTTTACACCTAGTCATCAGAGTTTCATATATTTTTCTGTAGTCCATATTAGTTATCGTCATACGCCAAATTCTGACCGCCTCTCACCCGACTCTGCTGCTCTTCTTCCAGATCTCGTAATGTACCTTTAAAACTTTGCCGGATAGCTTCAAACTTTGCGGCTGCATTAACAAGTGCTGTAATGTTACCGTCTCTACCGTGCTCAATTTCTGTGGTTTCCATATACTTTGCAAGCCTGTCAAGCATTGCTTTAATACCCATATACGCTCTGTACGTGGGTGTTTGGTATAGTTTCTCACACATTTTAATGCCAGCCACAATAAGGTCATCATCAGTGGAAAAGTCAGCGTTAATCTCTTGAAGAATAATCTCTTCTTTTTCAGATTCAGGTGCATCAAAAAATGGATTTAAATCAGGATTTGGACATGTCATGTAAAACAGATACGTATATATTTGTAAATATTCATTTGGATATGTGTGCATTATATCTTTTAAAAACTTTAAAGTATAGCAGTGTTCGCTTGCTATTACTTTTCCATTTTGAATATCAAAAAGTTTAATCATTTTCAAATGGTTTTGGATTAATACTTTCACCTGCTGATGGATTACCATACACTCGCAGGTCATTTTGATCTACAGTTCTAAGTTCTCCTGTATGATAGAAACGCACAATAAACTGAGGATTAGAATGTATAGATCCTGCTATCATAAAGAGAGCTACACCATAACCCAGTTCTCTTACTTCTACATCAAAAGGATTTAGTATTTCATGTATGGTTTGAATAATCATGACTTAGCTTTTAATTTATGACGATTATCTTCTAACCAATGAAGTAGAGAAATAACCTCCGGTTTTAAATAAGGTAAGTCATACTTCACAATATCCTTTACTATTGGATCACCATTGCTATCAAGAGCTGTTATAGGATTACCAAACTTATTTTTATCCACCTCCTCAAATATAATATGATGTATGGTCAAGCTTCCAAATTTTAATTTTGGATTGTGCTTTAAGATCATAAACATATATATGGACAACTGTAAAGTATAGTGATTAAGATTACAATCATCCAGATGGCTTAAGGGAGCAAGCATTTTTTGAGTAACTCCTTCCCAGTTTGTGTAACCTTCTACTTTTATTTCTTTGTTAGTCTTGTAGTCTGTAATATGAACTTCTCCATTTACTACTTCTACTAAATCTGACTGACCACAAAGTCCAGATGACTTTAAGTATACTATATGTTCAGGGTAGACACCGCTAAAAAGCTTTTGATTAGGAGAATACTTTATTCCTTCTTTTTCTATGGGTTTTACTACAGGAACTACAATACCATGTCTTTCCATGGTTTCTACTTCACATATATCCTTCTCTCTACAATTGTGATACCAAGTACCAAGACTAGTAGCTCTATTTGCTTCTGACTTCCAAGCATCCTTTATAGCATCTGTAGTCATACCATACCACTTACTCTTTCTACTCTTGCTTGACTTTTCCGCTATCTTATCTGCTTCAAAAGGTTGTTTAAAATTAGAAATAAAAGAGGTTACGCTTAACCATTCTATTCCATCTGGTTCTAAACTGTTGTACTTGTGTTTGTGTGGGGTAAATGTTAGTACCATATATTATTTGGTTGATCATATTCCTAATTTTTCTTTTAACTTATCCTCTTCCTCCTGCGTTAATACCGCTTTCCATTTATTAAGAGGACAATCTGAGCTAAGTGATCTAGTCTTAAAAACAAGAGAGCACCCGCATCCACCTTTGTTTTTATCACAACAGGGATGTGTACCAGGAAACATGCATCCATCATCTTGCATATTAAAAAGTGCACAACTATTGCAAATCTGCATTCTCTGATGTGCAATTTCTTCAACATCTTCTTTTTTGAAGACGCTATTTGTTATTCCCTCCAGTATCTGACCCTTCGATTTCCATATCTGAAAGATGTTCTCTTTTAGACTCATAAGTGGTGCGTTTATGCATCTTTATAAACTCAGCTCTTTGTTTTTCTTCAGCCAGTATATTCTTTAGATTTCTTAGATCATAAAGAGTTTCTGCTGTTTTATACCTAGCAGTCATTTGCTGTAAACCTTTTTGCTTGTTGTTCTCTTCAAACTTTTCAAGCATATTTATCTTATCATCTATCTTCCAATACTTAGTCACAAAATCTCCAAGATTTGTGACATGTACTCTTGAGTGTTTAAGTGCACTCAGATTCTTTCTTACTTCTTGCCAGTAGTATGAAATAATACCTTCAACAGTCTCTAAAGGAAGGCCTGTCTTCTCAGCTACCTGCGGGATAAACTCTTTTGCTTTACGAGGATGCAACGCATAAAAATTTAAAGTCCAACAATATATTTCCTTTAGAGCTAATCTTCATTTCAGGATTTATATAAATCTTCTTCTTATTCTTACCTTCCTTCTTAATCAGATTCTTTTTCTCTGCTTTGGTTAGACAGTTTCTCACTGACTGGGTTGAAGAGAATATTTTCTGATCATGTGCTTTATTGCAAAAGCTGGTCAGCTCTTGATCTCCTTCAATTGCCAATAACGTAAGACAGTTAAGATCTGCCTCACTAACCGATATATTATACAGATAGCAGTGTGTAAGAATTTGATACTTAACAGATTGCCAAATATTCATTCTTACTCTTTTTTCAACCTGATTAACTAGTGCCATTATAATTCTATTTTAAAACTCACATAATCTTCACCGGTCTTATTCCAGTTCTTATACAATAAAACCTGCTTTGCTCCAAGATTTTGAAAGATATGCCAGGATGCACCCTTTCTTGCTTCTCCAATTACATAATCATGCTTCATATCTGTTGACCATTCCAATACATTGTTAATCAACTGATACCCTAGACCTTTACCTCTATGAAAAGGATGAACAGTAAAACTATCAATGTGAGTTACATTATCAGACTGCCAAGTCATGATTGCTTCTGCAATAAGAAGCTTCTTATCTCTAAACCAGATACCCTGACACTCTCTATTTTCTAACATATACAGTTTATACCGTTCATCCCACCTTAACTCCTTTGGATGTTCTCGTTCAAATACCAACGTCTCTCTATAATCTCTAAGCTTGTACAGAGTTGTCATTAGTATTCTTTTTCAGAGAGCGCGGAGCTTTGAGCTCATCAGATTCTTCTTCAAGCTCAGGCGGACTAGTTAACTGAGCTATAAACGCTAGGGCCTTAAGCTCTTCGGCTCTACCTACAGCCATAGCAGTATTAATTTCCTGTAATTCAAGTTGTACTCGTTTTACTTCAATTTGCTCCTGGAAAAAAGAAATTACCTCTTCTTTGGTAGGTATTTTTTGTTCTTCTGTGCTCATAAACAGGTTGTTTGATTTTTAAATTAAAAATTAAGATCGTCAGACTCCTCTGTTTCAGGAGTCGCATTATATAACTGAAAAATAGTAACAAATTCTTGATAAGGGGTATCTATGATATAAGTATCCCCATTCTCTGTGAAGATAGAAGTGCAGTTATTTATAACGTCATCTCCATCATCACTTGCGAGCTTACATGCAATAACAATATCTAGGTGAAAAGCAAAGGGTAACCATTTACCCTTGTCCTGGATTCCCATAAGGTCTGCCTTTTCCATATCCATGGTGTGACAGTGTATGTTACAAATATGTATCATAGGGGGTCGGTTTTTAAGGTTAGGACTACATTATAATATACCTAAAAAGTTTAAACTCTCCAAATTTACTTACTACTACCTATCTTACCATACCCCATTTATTAACAGCTGTGAATAACCCCCGGGGTCTTTCTGGTTAAATACTACCCCCCGGCCTCTGTACTACTTAACTGGATAACTACGGGTACTAAAATATTGTATGTGGGAGGTGGTGGTTG